TGCTATTCCAGGCGTGCGTAAAGAACTAGATGAGTTTCAAAACGAACTAGAAAAAGAGTACGGCAATGTTAGCATTAGCATTAGCGACGGTACAATCACAAAACCACAAGATGAAACTAATTCGTAAAATCAGTGTAGGTAAAGACTATAAAAACGATGCTATGCATTACTCCGTAGGCCAAGAGGTTTACGGAGGGCATACCATCTGTGACATAGTTGAAGACGACACTAAGTACAGCATATATATTAGGAAGGGAGAAGAGGTGTTACCTTGGAAAGACTTCAATAAGAACATGGCTGTATCAGTAGAATATAACCTAGAGTATTAATGAAAAGTACTTATTACTTTTTAATAAAACCCAAAGGCGAAAGATACAACAATACTAAAAAGATCGGTGATAAAGAACTTATACTTAACACTGAGATATTCAATCACGAATATATAAGTAGACAAGGTGAGGTTGTTGGTTTGCCAACTAACTTTGAAACACCAATAAAAGAAGGTGATGAAGTAATAGTTCATCACAACGTATTTAGAAGGTGGCATAACGCTAGAGGTCAAGAGAAAAATAGCAGTAGCTATGTAGAAGAAGATCTTTATAAGATAAGTATAGATCAAGTGTTTGCTTATAAAAAAAATAGTGAGTGGATTGCTTTGCCTGAGTATACATTTGTAAAACCGGCTGGTGATTTAATTGGCGAAGTGGTTTACTCTGATGTTTATGACAAAGGTGATATTGTTGGTTATAGGCCTGTTGGTGAATATGAGTTTGATATAGACGGAGAAAAGCTATACAGACTTAAAACTAATTTTATTACAATTAAATATGAATATCAAGGAGAAGAAAAGCAACATAATCGAAGCTGGGTATAAGGCCGTTGAGGAACTTATTAAAGTGGCAGAAGAAAAGATTATCACAAATACAGAAGAAGATGTATCTGCTGATAGACTTAAGAACGCTGCAGCTACAAAGAAGCTTGCTATATTCGATGCCTTTGAAATATTAACTAGGATAGAAGAAGAAAGAGCACTGCTTGAAAATAAGACTGTAGAAAAAACAAAGCAAGCCTTCAGTGGTTTTGCTGAGCGTAAAAGTAAATAGTCATGTACGAGCAGAGCTTAATAAAAGTAGTAGAGCCAATACGTATAAACACAGTTAAAAGATTAAACAAGTCTAAGAGTTGGAAGTATGGCTACAATAAAGAACACGACATAATCGTTATTAGCAAGACAGGACAAATAGGTGAAATAGTAGAAATACAAAACCTACAGATTGCCTTGCCTAAGCAACCAGCAGAAGTTAAACGCTGGGAGAATAACAAATGGAATAAAGAAACATTACCTAAAGATTTATCAAACATAAAGTCTATATTCGATTGGAGAGACTTACCTGATAACTTTAAAGAGCAATGGATCGATTACATTGAAAACGAATTTAAAAAAAGAGAGGAAGGCTTTTGGTTTTATAATAACGGAAAGCCAACTTATATAACCGGTAGTCATTACATGTACCTACAATGGTCTAAGATCGACGTAGGTAGCCCAGATTATAGAGAAGCAAATAGAATATTCTTTATATTTTGGGAGGCTTGTAAAGCAGATACTAGATCTTACGGTATGTGTTACCTTAAGAATCGTCGTTCTGGTTTCTCGTTTATGGCATCTAGTGAAACTGTTTCTTCAGCTACAATTAAGTCGGATTCTAGATACGGTATATTATCTAAGTCCGGTTCAGATGCTAAGAAGATGTTCACAGATAAGGTAGTACCGATATCAATTAACTACCCTTTCTTTTTTAAACCTATTCAAGACGGTATGGATAGACCTAAAACAGAACTAGCATATAGAGTTCCAGCAAGTAAGTTAACTAGAAAAAGGATGTCATCATCTGAAGGTCTAGAAGAAATGCAGGGACTTGATACAACTATAGATTGGAAGAATACAGGAGACAACTCCTACGATGGTGAGAAGCTTGCGTTACTAATACACGATGAGGCAGGCAAGTGGGAGAAGCCTGAGAATATACTAAACAACTGGAGGGTAACAAAAACTACGCTTCGATTAGGTAGCAGGGTTATAGGTAAGTGCATGATGGGTTCAACATCAAATGCGCTAGACAAAGGTGGAGCAAACTTTAAAAAGCTTTACAACGATTCTGACGTGACTAAAAGAAATAAGAACGGGCAAACCAGCTCAGGTCTTTATTCTTTATTTATACCTATGGAGTGGAACTATGAGGGCTTCATGGATGAATATGGCGTTCCAGTATTTAATACTCCAGATAAACCGGTGATAGGTCCTGATGGAAGTTCTATCGATATAGGTGTTATAGAGCACTGGCATAACGAAGCTGAAGGATTAAAAAACGATCAAGACTCTTTAAATGAATTTTATCGACAGTTTCCAAGAACTGAAGAACATGCATTTAGAGATGAAACAAAAAATAGTATATTCAACTTAACAAGGATATACGAACAAATAGATTACAACGAAGAGACTGCAAGACCTATTAAAGGTAACTTTCAATGGGAGAATGGTGTTAAAGACTCAAAGGTTTTATTTGTTCCTGACTTACAAAATGGCAGGTTCAATATATCTTGGGTTCCAGGCTTACATCTTCAGAATAAGATGATATTAAAGAACGGTCTTAAGTATCCTGGCAACGAGCATATTGGAGCTTTTGGTTGTGATAGTTACGATATATCAGGGACAGTAGATGGTAGAGGTTCTAAAGGTGCGTTACACGGACTTACTAAGTTTAGTATGGAAGATGCACCACCTAATACTTTCTTCTTAGAATATATCGCAAGACCACAAACATCTGAGATATTTTTTGAAGATGTATTAATGGCTTTGGTTTTTTATGGTATGCCGATACTAGCAGAGAATAACAAACCACGTTTATTGTATTATTTAAAGAGGAGAGGTTATAGAGGATATTCAATGAACAGGCCTGATAAGACTTGGAACAAGTTATCACCTGCAGAAAAAGAAATAGGTGGTATACCTAACTCTAGCGAAGACATAAAGCAAGCACACGCGTCAGCAATTGAAAGTTATATATCTACTTATGTAGGTGTAAAAGAAGATGGCGAGTATGGTAACATAGAATTTAATAGAACCCTTAACGATTGGGCTAGGTTCGATATAAACAAGCGAACACAGTTTGACGCATCTATTAGTTCTGGTCTTGCTATCATGGCTTGCAATAGACATATGTATCAACCTAAAACAGAAAGACAAACAAACACGTTAAGCTTTGGATTTTCAAAGTTCGACAACAAAGGAGCAATATCAAAGATAATTGAGTAATGATTAAAACTAAATCTAAATCCGTTTTCCCTAGCCAGGCAGTGCCTGATCAGGAGAAGTCAAGCTTTGACTACGGCCTGCAGGTTGCAAAGGCAGTTGAGGCGGAGTGGTTTAATAGAGACGGTGGAACGTCTAGGTATTATGATACCAAGAATAGGTTTCATGAGCTTAGGCTTTATGCTAGAGGAGAACAGTCGGTTCAAAAATATAAAGACGAATTATCTATTAATGGTGATTTGTCTTATCTTAATTTAGACTGGAAGCCAGTACCGATTATTCCTAAGTTTGTTGATATTGTTGTTAACGGTATTTCTGAAAGATTATACAAGATTAAAGCTTTCTCTCAGGACCCAGCATCTGTTAAGCAAAGAACAGATTACGTTGAGGCGATGATGGAAGACATGCAGTTCAGGACATTTAAAGAGACTGTCCAACAAGAGACTGGTGTTAATACTTTTAATAATGACCCTGCTAAGTTACCACAAGATGACGATGAGTTATCAGTGCACATGCAGCTTGATTATAAGCAAAGCATAGAGATAGCAGAGGAAGAAGCTCTAGATAATTTATTTAACCTAAATAAATATAGCTTAACAAAGAAAAGATTAGATTATGATTTGGCGGTGCTTGGTATAGCATGCGTCAAAAATTCTTTTAATACAGCTGAAGGAGTTACCATTGAGTACGTTGATCCAGCAAATATTGTTTATTCTTATAGTGAGTCACCATTCTTTGATGACATAT